CTAAAGCGGGTGGTACCTTTTGGTCTCCCGTCCCCTTAACAGGGAACCGCGGAGTCACAAGGGCTCACATATACGTCCCAAAACTTAATAAGTAAAGCCAAAAGACCATACTCAATAAACTAACAACTACTTGTTTTAAAGATTAGACTTGAAATCTAATTGTTTAAAAGTGTAGAGTTATGCATTTATTGGTAGATCTTCAGCCAACTTAATGGAACCAAGCGTCGACTCACTATGGACTCAGGTGAAAACCTATATACATAAAGAAATTTGTATAGAAGAGTTCCCAGGTCAGGATAGCCAATGAAAATATTAAGTTAATTTATTAATACCTCCAAAGGTTCGATTCCTAAGGGAGAAGATACTGCGGTATATAATAACAGAAATGAAAAAAACAACAAAATTGCTCTTCTCAAATTTGAAATTATATAAAGATATATATGAAGCCTCTGCGATGATCTCACTTTCAAATGAAAAACATTTGAAGTTAGTTTTAAAAGAGATTGGTATGCGTTTTGTATACCTTTCTTTTCTTAGAACTAAAGACACCAACCGAATTAGATCTTTACATAACTTTGCGATGTATCTTATTAAATTAAGATCACATCATGGAGATATGTATGTTATTAAATTCTTAAAGGCTACACAATTGGCCATCCAGAAGAAGATAGCAGGTTCACCTTTCTCAAGTTTAAGAGAGATTGAACCTGACCTTCCTTTACCCAGACTTACGAAATCCGGTCTACCTCTAATTATCAAATTAGGTGATAGATCAGCTATAGTAAGAGGGTCATTAACCGTAATTCGGTTTTGATTGAGTCTTTCAAGTCTTTACAGAGTCTTGGAAGGTCCAATTAAAACAAAATTAAATACGATTACTGATCCGTTTTCTGGTGATCTTGATGTGATAACTGATTTTAAGAAATTCCTTTGGCTTAACGCCAAAAGACTTCTTACAAGTTTTTCACCACATTTTGATCTTACTAAGTTGGAAGCTCGTCGAATTTTACCAATTCAAAAAGCTTCTCCTAGTAGTAAAGTCAGTTGAAAAGGATTATTTAATGATATATGTAATCTAGATGTATATCTAGGTTCATATATTAAAGAATATCTCCTTTTAACTAATTCGAAACGTCTAATGTTACTGTATGATTCAGTAGTATCCAGCGACCCCGGTCGTCCTTCAGATTTAAAACCTGGAAGACACCTTGGTCAACTCTCTTTTAAAGAGGAAGCAGCTGGAAAACTGCGGGTGTTTGCAATGGTGGATGTGTTTACACAGTCACTATTGAAGCCACTGCATGATTACCTATTTGAAATTTTTAAAAATCTTCCAAACGATGGTACTCATGATCAATCAAGAGCATTTGAGATAGCTCAAGGATTAGCGAAAAAGTATAATGGATCTTTTGGATTTGATTTATCAAGTGCAACTGATCGATTACCTGTAATCATCCAATCTTATTTCTTATCAATTATCTTTGATAATTTTAAGTTTGGAAAATTATGGGAATATATTCTAGTTCAAAGACCTTATTTTATTAGTAATAATAAATATGGTTTCGAAAAAGGAGATATTTACTATTCCGTAGGGCAACCTATGGGAGCGCTTTCTTCGTGAGCTATGCTAAATATGATTCATCACATGATGGTCCAATATTGCTATTGTCAGTGTTATGGTTATAATAAACCATGATACCGAGATTATGTAATATTAGGAGATGACTTAGTCATCTTTGACCCTCGTGTTGCTGAAAAGTATTTAGCCTTGTGTAAGGGACTTGGGGTAGAAATAAATCTATCCAAAAGTGTTATAGCACAAGGTGTAGCGGTAGTAGAATTTGCTAAGAGAACCGGATACAAGGGTTTTGATGTTTCAGCTTTATCTTTTAAAGATTTTATTAGTAATAATAATTTTTTTGGAAGGTTAAGTATTGTTTCAAGATTGATCGATCGTAATTGAGGAGGTAACAAGAAATTGTTATTTATCCTTGGAAACGGTTCGAAAAAATTTAAAACGAGACTATCTTATCCGATTATTGGTTACTTAGCACAGCTGGTGGATAGAGGAGTAATGACTTACGAACAGATACTTAGTCTTTTATTAGATTCTAATAAACCTCTAACGTATTTTGGTCGTAAGCTAGAGTCTTTTGACCAATCAAGAGCATCAAAAATGTTCTTTGATTATTTAAAAGGATCTACCTTAATGACAATAGATATGTCTAATTTATGATTTGCGTCTCGTAAATCAAAAAATTATAAAATCTATTTAATTGAGGAAATCAAGAAACTTAAGGCCCGTCTAGAGAATGACGATTCAATTGCAAAACGTATGGATTTAATTTCAAAAGAATTTAATCTAAGCGATTTGTCAATTGGGCATCATTTTGTAGAGGGAATTATGGAAGATTATGTACTTAAATTATTAAAATTTTCTAATAAAGTAAGATGATATCCTTTCCCTAATTTTATAAGCTCTCCGTCTTTCAACAGATTAACCATCGATGAATTGCAATTGCAATTAAAAGAAGGTCAATCTCTCTTAAGTCAGATTTCTTTTGATCAAGAGAAGCCGGAACGTAGAACCAAGATTAATAACTCTTTAAAATTATTGGAGTTTATTAGAAATAGTAATAATTCTAATATTGAAGGTATTGTAAAAGAAAACCCTAAAATGGTTTTCCCTACCAATATCTTCCCAATGTTTTTATTGAAGAATAAGTCGGCTGATGCGAAATCCTAATCGTAATAGGCCATATTTTATATACTTTATATAAAATCGAAAAGGGACATTAAAG